CATTCCTAGACTGGCAATGTTTCTTGCTGTAATGCGTCCTGCTAAAAAACACTTGCAAGGGTTGACATGGAAAGAAGTCGCAAAGACTGTATGGGATAAGGATAGTGATGGCTATAGCTTCAAGAAAAGTCACGCCATTGCTTACGCCCAGCTTGTAGTTGTGCATATGAACCTGTTACAAGAGAAGAATTAAAAATGAAACCATTAGTTAAAGTTGAGAAATCATTTCCGATTACTATTCACATTGCCGGAAGTTATCCCGTAGCAGAAAAGATACTAAAGAAGTATTGTGACGAAGTAGGATTCTGTGTCACTCTCAAGATGGTAGAATACATCTACAAGGGAGGAACTGAACACGGGATACAAGTAGGATTAATTAACTACCCACGCTTCCCTTCAGATCCTGCAACACTGACTGCTAAAGCAATTGAGATTGCTGAACTACTCCGTGAGGGAATGAAACAGGAATCGTTTAGTGTTGAAACTCCTGTTGAAACAATTTGGTATAGCTATAGAAAAGGTGACGTAACCAATGACTGAATATAACTTAGAACTATTGCCTGAAGGCCATCCGCAATTACTTGATACTTCAACTGAATGGGATTTTGAAGTTGACGGCAATCCTGAGGAACTTATCAAGGCAATGTTTAAGTTCATGATTGAAAATGGGGGAGTTGGTCTTGCTGCCCCTCAAGTTGGGATTCAGAAAAGAATCTTTATCATGGGCAACTTTCAAAAACTAGTTGCTTGTATCAATCCAAAGATTGTGTCACTATCCGAAGACAGAATTGTTGATATGGAAGGATGCTTGAGCTTCCCTGACTTGTTCATGAAAGTTAAACGCGCAGGGTCTTGCAATGTGCAGTATCAGACAGTAACCGGTGAGGTTGTTGAGCGTGAATTGACTGGATTAGAAAGCCGTGTGTACTTGCACGAGTTTGATCATTTGTTTGGGGTAACGTTTGACCAACGAGTAGGTGACTTGACTTACAAGATGGCTAAGGATAAAAGAAAGAAAGAACTAAAGAAGAAAGCTAGAAAGAACTAAACTATGTCAACATTTGATACGAGTACTAACTATACATTAGCCGGTGTTGCCGATCATGTTACTGGTAAAAAGGTAATGTCCATTATGGAAAAATATCTTAATCAGCAAATGTCAGAAGAAATGCTAGATAATATTATTCAAGATATCAAACTTGAGTTTGGAGAAGATCATCCGGCGAAAGTAAATCTAGATGATGAAACTAATGACATTCAAATCATTGTCAAGGATAGCAATGGCAGATATATTAAGTGTTCTTCACTTACACTTTTCCCTAATCGGGATTAAGGCATTCTTTTTACAAGTGTAATACTTCTACGCTTTGCTCTTTTCTTAGTGAAGTCTGTCATACTAACGACGGGTCCGTGAACTATATCTAACCCTTTGTTGTTGAATGTTTTGATGAATGGCTTAAAGATAATCCATTCTTCTTTCAAAAAAATATTGATGGGAATTGATCTATTTGATTCCCACCACCAAATATCACCTAATTCTAAGAACTTAGCCCTAAGTTCGGGCTGCACTATCGCTCCATAGTCATACATTGTAGTAACAGTATCGTCTCTGTTTTGGATAATACCCACGTAATCTTGGTTACTATATGTACATATAGTAATGAACGGGTGGTTTTCGCTTAGTCTTTTGAAAAATTCTTCATTCATAATTCTAATCTATTTACACCGTTTTACCCAAACTATTTATTTTAGTAATAAATACTTGACAAGGAGAAAGATTTGTGTACGCCACCTCAGTTTTTGTATATGTCCAAAGACAAATCGTAGTACTCCTAACAGGAAACTCACCGAGAAAATATATGCCACAATATGCTAAACCACTAACTCTACATAAGGGTGTTGACAACAGAATTCAATTTCAGTTCTTGAATCAGGAACAGAAGCCCGTAGATATTACTGGAAAAAGCATTACTTGTAGAATCTTGAATTATGATGGCACTGAGATCCTAGTTTCAAAAGCACTTGATTTAGATTATGCCTTAACCGGAATTGCGTCTTTAAGATTAAATGCAGCAGAAATTGAAGACATTCCTGCACAAAAAGCATTTTACTCGTTAGAAATTCCTGAGGGCGCATTTGACTTTCCAGTATTCGTTGATCAGAATGCAGGGGCAAGAGGAGACATGAATATTGTCAACTCAATCCTTCCTTCCTTTGTTCCTTCTTCGGTTATTACAATTCCAACAGGACAGCCCTTCCCCAATATTAGCAATAGCTCAGGCAACACCAACGTTGTTTACTACACTAGTGTAATCAACACAGAAGATAATCCAGTATTGACTATTCAAACAAAGTATGATGAATATTATGGCAACATAACTATTCAGGGTTCTACTATTGTTGATGGTGACTGGTATGATATTCTCAATGACACGGACTTGGCCAATGTAACTGAGACTAGAGGTTATACTATTCATGGCTACCATCCTTATGTTAAAGTAGCATTTACTAGCAATTCGGGCGCGGTAACCAATATTCTTGCACGTTAACTCTTATTATGTTACAATCAGTTTGTGTTTGATATACTGACCATCATACCTGGTAGAAAGAAAACAACTGCAAAGGGCTGGGTAAGCTTCAATGCGGTCTGCTGCCATAATCGCGGTCACAAACCCGACAGACGTATGCGCGGCGGCATCAAGTTTGACGAAGATGACAACTGGTCCTATCACTGCTTTAACTGCGATTTCAAATGCAGATTCACATTGGGTAAGTCACTCAGTAAAAATCTACGTCTACTGTTAGGGTATTGTGGAGTATCAGACGAATTAATTACAAAATACAACTTTGAGAGCTTGCAGCAAAAGGATTTGATTGACTACGTTAAAGTCAAGCGCAAGAAACTTAAAGTTGTATTTAAGGAAACTGAACTTCCCGAAAATGCTATATTGATTGATGAGAATAATATAGAGCATAAAAAGTTTGCAGACTACATTCATGATAGAGGATTATCTGTAAAAGATTATCCCTTCATGATTACGCCTGACGAAGAAGGAAGAAATAGCAACAGAATTATTATTCCATATACTATGGATGGTAAGATCGTAGGTCATATCAGCAGATATCTAGACAATCGCATCCCTAAGTATATCAAGGAGCAGCAGCTAGGATATGTATTTGGCTTAGATTTACAAAAGCCCGAATATGAAGTGTGTATTGTCGTTGAAGGTATTTTTGACGCACTGAGTATCAATGGATGTGCATTGACACACGACACTATCAGCGATGAGCAAGCAGAATTATTGCGTAGACTAAATCGTAAAATTATAGTTGTTCCCGACTTAGATAAGACAGGGATGCAGGTATGCGACAGAGCATTAGAATTAGGATTTCACGTATCTATTCCAAACTGGAGTGAGGAAATAAAGGATACCAATGATGCTATAAGAAAGTACGGGAAAGTCCCTACACTACTAAGTATCTTACAATCAGCTACTAACAGTAAAATCAAATTGGAAATGATGAGGAAGAAAATTGCTAAAAGAATATAATACTGATGTTCAGGAACTCTTTTTACGAATGATGGTTACTAACGCTGAGTTGTATACTCGTGTTATGAACATCATGAATCCTCAAAACTTTGATCGTAGATTACGTCCAGTTGCAGAATTCATTGTGGAGCACACTACTAAGTACTCCATCATGCCTGACCCTACGCAAATCAAGGCAACTACTAGCGAAACGATTGATCATATCCCTGAACTTGATCAGGGACACTATGATTGGTTTCTAGAAGAATTTGAAGCATTCACTAAGCGTCAGGAACTTGAACGTGCTATTCTCAAGGCAGCAGACTTGCTTGAGAAGGGCGAGTTTGATCCGGTTGAAAAGCTAGTCAAGGACGCAGTGCAAATCAGTTTGCAGCGTGATATGGGTACAGATTATTTTGCTGATCCTCAAGAACGATTGAACAAGTACTTCAATCAGGGTGGTCAGGTGTCTACTGGCTGGCCCCAGCTTGACAGACTTATGTATGGTGGTATGAGTCGTGGTGAACTTAACATCTTCGCCGGCGGCTCTGGTTCTGGTAAGTCTCTTGTTATGATGAACATCGCACTTAACTGGCTTGCACAGGGTCTAAGTGGTGTTTATGTGACCCTTGAACTTTCAGAAGAATTGACTTCGCTTCGTACTGACGCCATGCTTACTAGTATGAGTACGAAGGATATTCGTAAGAATATGGAAGACACTGCATTGCGTGTTAAGATGAACGGCAAGAAGATGGGGCAGTATCGTGTTAAGGCATTGCCTGCACAAAGCAACGTCAACGCTATTCGTGCATATATCAAGGAAGTGCAGATTCAGACAGGCATCAAGATTGACTTTGTTATGATTGACTATCTTGATCTTGTTATGCCTGTCAGTGTCAAGGTCAATCCAAATGACCAGTTCATTAAAGACAAGTATGTGTCGGAAGAACTTCGCAATCTAGCGAAGGAGCTTGGCATTCTTATGATCACAGCCTCGCAGTTGAATCGTTCGGCTGTTGAAGAAATTGAGTTTGATCACAGTCACATTGCAGGTGGTATCTCTAAGATCAATACTGCGGACTATGTGTTTGGTATCTTCACTTCACGTTCTATGCGTGAGCGAGGCAAGTATCAAATTCAGTGTATGAAATCTCGTAGTTCTACTGGTGTTGGTCAAAAGATTGACTTGGAATATAATATTGATACTATGCGTATTACTGATGAGGATCCAGAAGAAGGCAGGACTCATACGCAGACTCCAGCACAATTAATGAATCAAATCAAAACTACGAGTTCAGTAAGCGAAACTGTTAACAACCTACCTACTACAGAATCAAAAGTCATATCAAATACTGAAGGGGCAAAACTAAAATCACTGTTAAATTCTCTCAAGAAAAACTAAAGATTGACTAAATACAATATAGGAATCTTTACTATTATGCAAAAGAAAACAAAAAGCCTTCTTGAGGAATTACAGTCTTTTGGTGACACTAGGGATATGAATCATATCATTGAATCCCGTGCATCCAACATTATTACTAGTGCTATCAATTTAATTGAGTTGATGCAAAAGCAATATTCTTCCGAAAAGGCTGAACTTCTTGAAAAGAAGCTTTTGAGTGCAATCAAAAGTAAGGATCAGGCAAGATTCACTAAGACCTTGAGGAAGAAAAATGAAAATTAATGAAATCAATCAACCCAAGAATCTTAACGAGGGCACATTTATGGATCTATTATTGGGTCCAGAATTAGCAGGTAAATATAAAAAGACAGATCGCCACGCAGAAGCCGAGCGTCTTTTCCTGGATGACTTCATTGATGATGCAACAGTTTCATTGAATAATGGAATAAAGTCTGGTTTGGTTGATCCTAAACTAACAACTTCTACTACTGGCGCAGCGCCAGCAGAGCCGGTTGATCCTAGCTCAATTAAACCAACGGCCCCGGGCAAACCAGCCACTGGAGCAAGTGGTGCAGCCGCATATAAAGCACAACAACAGACCTCACAGAATATTAATAATTATGTCAGAGGCGCGGCGCAAGCTATCAATAAAACTACTGACAAAAATCAAAAAATTGCTTTAGCAAAAGAACTAGTCAATACAATGGCTGACCGTCAGGGTACTCCCGAATGGAATAATGCAGTAGCAACAGTGCAGCAAATTATTAGAAGAAGCGGACTGGATTCAAGCTTTGCTAATGCCGCAATAAACAATCTAAAGACCGGAAAAACAATGTCAGAAGCATGGAGAATTTATTTTGCCAACATGCTTTTAGAATCTGTAGGAATCACTTGGGAGCAAATTGGCCTATGTGTTCTTAAAGAAGGGACAGACTATTACGTTGCTGATAAAAAATATGCAAAATTAAATTACATATTTGAAAGCATTGTAGAAACAGACGGCGCACAAAGCATATCTGATTATATGACAGATTGGTTTGATCTTTATATGCAGGGTGTAGATTGGAGAAGAAAGCAAAGCATAGTCATGCCTGCTATTAAAGACGTAGAAAAAACATATAAGACTGATTCAGGAAAAGCAGCACTAGAAAAATTAGGACGCTTAGCATTCGCATTATCAGGTCCTGCAGGACAACCACCAGCCGGCGCCAAAGACATTAAACCAGCAGCTCCTGCTGCGCCTGCTGCCCCAAACAAAAGATTAAACCCAGATCAATTAGCCGCAGATTTAGCATCGCTTAAGCCAAAAGAGCGTGAAGAAGTACTCAATAAAGTTAAGGCTGCTACTAAATGAGTGATATAAGATCATTACTAAACAAGCTTGAAGAAATCAACACAGTTATTGTGGAAGCTAAAGGTCACTTAGACCACCCAGAAGATTTGGTATTTTTAGATGATGAAGCTGGCGCAAGACGAGCTATTCAAGCTATCGTTCAAACAGTTGAAAATCCACAAACAGTTACCATTAAATGGGATGGTTATCCTGCATTAATTTTTGGTAGAGGACCTGACGGTAACTTTACTATAATGGATAAGCACATGTTCAATAAAAAAGATGGCTCTGGTAGACAAGTATTCAGTCCCAAAGCATTTGTTGAATATGATAAAGCTAGAGGTGTTGACCGCGGCGAATTGTATAATCTAATTAACACAATTTGGCCTGGTCTAGAAGCAGAAGATAGAGGCTCTAACGGCTATTATTGGGGCGATCTTCTATTCAGCAGACCATTAGAGGATGAAAATGGGGTATTCAAGTTTAGAGCCAATCCAAATGGTATTGCATATACTGTTGACACCGACAGTGACGTAGGTAAACTGTTAGCTGATAAAGTAGCCGGTATCGCTGTTCACCAGTTTATTCCTGCTAATGCAGCTAGTACAGATGATGCTACACCATTGAATGGTACTATTGGTAATCTACAGAACACGAGCAACGTTGCTATTGTTCCTAGTAAGATGCCAATCACTCCGAGGTTGAAGCTTCCCAAACGTCTAGTAAACATCGCTGAACGTGAGTTAAATCAATATGGCCCAGCTATCAGTGATTTGATGAACACTGCTCCACAAGCAAGGAACACATTCAACCAGTTGTTCACAACATACATCAATAAGAAAATTGTATCAGGCAATCTTTCTAATCTTATCAGAGGATTCATGGAGCACGTTGAAAGTCGCCCTATGAGTGATAAGATGAAGGCTAAGATCAACGAACACTTACAAGAAAATAAGGAAGGACTATTGGGTGCATTCAAGGTCTGGATTGCTATTTACAATCTTAAGATGGCAGTAGTAGAGCAACTTAACAAGGCAGCAGAGAATAGTCCTGTTAAGGGCTATCTGCAAGATGGCACACAGACCCAAGAAGGCTTCGTGAGTCAGGGCTTAAAGTTTGTAGATAGAATGGGCTTTTCACGACAAAATCTTGCAGGCCGCTAACCCAAAACCGGTGTTTTTTTCGTTCAGGCATAAATAATAGTATGAGCTTCGGCTCACATTTATATAAGGAAAACGAAAATGGCACAATTTACTCGCGTCAACGGTGACTTCCAGCAAGTTCTACACTTGGATGCACCAGCATACACCAACGAAGGTTCAACCTCAGCAATTGATTCTGCTGTAACTGTACAGCCTCAGGGTCCAAAGCTTGAGTTCTTCACCATCACTGGTAATGGTTCACAGGTAGCTGACAACATCAATGCAGTATTCCAAACTGTTCAGCAGCTTGCAACTGTATACATGTACGAATACACCAACGCAACTGATGACACTCTAGCTGTTGCTGTATATCCAGTTGGTGCATGGACAACCACTACACTTGACAACGCTTTGTCAAATGCATGGACTTCAGCAAACGTTGCTGTAACTGCAACTGCAACTTTCACTAACTAATAGTTAGTAAAACTAATCTACGAAGGCCCGGGGATATTATTGTCTCCGGGCTTTTTATTATCTAAATACATATATGTCACATCGTATATGTTGTTATACACTTTTTGATATTACCCAAACTGGCGTCCTAAATAGGTCAAAGCCACAAGAAGCCGATGTGCAAGATTGGATTTTAAAAAGAAATACACAATGCAACTTCGATACGATACTACAAGTCATATCATTACGCTCTCAACCTGACATTACAAAGGCGCCAGCAAAGTTTCAACTTAAAGAAACAGACTTAGATAAGTTTGGATTTTTGTTTAATATAGATGACACCACTACACAATATTATTGGAAGTTTGAATTTGAAGTGCATCACTCAAGCGTTTTTGAAAATGGTATAGTTACGTTTGGTGCACTTTATAAAGATTGTGAGGGTGTTCCTATGATACTTTGTCCGAATCAGATTAATGGCATCACTCCTTTTCTTGATATAACAGATGAGTTAAGAAACATCTACTTTGAGGCTTTATGATTAACCTAAAGATATCCAAACTAGCTAAATTCTTTGATCAAGAGCTTGAAGATGCAAAGAAAATCTTGATAGTCTCTAATAATGGGGTATATGAACTATTTGGTAGATTCATGATTGAACCAAAGAAGTCATACTTTTTAGTAACTGATTTCAAAACAAAAGAGGCAGTAGAGTTTTCGTCATTAAAGTATGCTATGGCTTGGTGTATTTTACTTGACAGCAACAAATATGTTGATTCTCGTAGGCTTCACTCATTAGACCTAAAGCTTTGCAGCTTATACACCGATATTGCAGTACATCGTAAACTATTAAAAGCAGCAAATGATTCTGATGCCAAGCTTCTATACAAAATAAAGCTACAGGAAGACTCGTTCAAAAGAAGAACAGTGATCAAAGAGATTGATACTTACATAAATAATTCAAAGACATTGCAGGGCAGAAAGTTCAATACCAAGAAAGAACATAAATTTAAATACCTGTGATAAATACTATATCAACACGGAAGACTAACCTATGAAACTTACTGATTTAGATACTGCAAACGCCCCTGTAAAGGCACTAAAAGAAAACTTTGCTATGGACTTTGATGTGTCAAGCCTAGACAAGCCAAAGACCGCTGCTATGCTCAACAAGGTAAAGAAGCTTATCGGCGAATCAAAGCGTTCACCTGAGTTCCACAAGGCTCAGCATAACCCTGCTTACTTGAAGCTTGTGTTTATGGAACAGGCCCTATCTCAGCATATGAAGGTTGCTAAGGCCCCTCGTATCGTTGTTGAGAACGAAGAAGTTGAAAAGTCACAGGTTATCCTTGCTGCACAGGACATGATTGACACTGTGCAGAAGATGTACGAAGATGTTAATGACATGCTCGTTAAGGAACTTCCAGCACTTGTTGACTCAATCCAGAGCGAAATCGGCGCAAACGAAAGCGACTCGTTCAACCAAGCAGCTAATCAAGCACTAACCACATTGAATGCTTCACTTCAAGAAGCACAGACTGCACTTAAGGGTGCATTGGGTGGATTAACTGGTCAGGGTGCAGGCGATGCATTTGCAGCAGGTGCACCTGAAATGGATGCAGATATGGGTGCAGAAATGGGTGCTGATCTAGGTGCTGATGACGAAGCAGCATTGAATGCTCCTGAAGGCGATCTTGATCTTCCTCCTGTTCCTGATATGGACGATGAAGAAGAAGCACCTCTTGCGGCAGCAGGTCGTGCAAAAAGATAATGTTTCTGTTTGAGCTTGATCAAGGTGATGCTCTTGTAGCAAAGATCGTTGCCTTGACCAGTCAATTAAAGCAAGATTTAGAAGACGGAGAGATCGGTACCGATTACACCGTTGATCAATTATTGGACTACTTCCAAAAGTATGATGTTATATTAGATGTTAACGATCTATATAACATGATCAAAGTTCCCCCACTCAAAACTGTAATTAAGAATATTCAGGGCGATAAAGTAGTATTTGTGGGTCAAGAAGAATCCAGCCCCAACTATGATGCTCCTGAGAGCGACGACAAGAAAACTGTTGCTCAAATGGCCAAAAGAGCTATGAAAACTTAACCATAACTGTTGCTTTTGTATAGCATATCGTGTAACATAAAAAATAATGAAAAAAGAAATAACGATTTCTCACTTAGTGGTTAACGGGTGTAGTTTTACCTATTGTGAGGGATTGGACAGTCCTGCCACACAAGGATGGCCTGCTTTACTCGCACAAAAGTTAGGCGTTCCAGTTGTAAACATTGCTTTAGGTGGAACTAGTAACTTTAGAATCTATCGCAAATCTGTGGATTATTTCTTTAAGGACACGGGTAGCAATCCATTTTATATTATAGGCATGACTTCATGCACTCGCTTAGAGCAATATCTAAGAAAGCGTAATGATTACGTTGCTCTCAATTTAATCGGTAAACCCCCTAGTCAATTTTGGGAAGCACAATTATTGAGTCTGTTGCGAAATAATTCAGATCCTCTTATATTAGCAAAGCAAAAATTAGATATTTGGTTATCTATAATCAATCTGTTTAAAGCAAATAACATCAATTATCTTACAGTTGATATGCTTGCCAATGGCCAAGATATTGATAATGAGCTTAATCAATTACATCCAAAATTGTTTGACTATACGATGAATGATTATAATCATGTCAAGGACTATTTGGACTTTAACGGGACTTTAGGTAAGTTGCCTTGTGGACATGATGATGCAGTTGCACAAGTATCAATTGCTGAATATCTATACAACCAATTAACTGATAGGTATAACGTTACAGTTGAACCATCTGAATACCTAAAAATTAAAGACTTCTACACACAATCAGAACAAACATGGGCCCGCAATTTGGGCCGCGGAGACTGGATATTATAATGTTAACAGCAAAATTCCCCTACGCTGAAATGAAGCGTGAAACAACTACTGAAGGACGTAAGTATGTCGCCCCTGACGGCGAGAAACTTCCAAGTGTCACTACGATTCTTGACGCAACCAAACCACTAGAAGCAAAGAAAGCATTGATTGAATGGCGTCGCAGAGTGGGCGAACAAAAAGCTAAAGAAATTACAGCCGAAGCAGCCGGAAGAGGCACCAGAATGCATAAGTATCTTGAGAACTATGTTCTTAAAGGAGAAACTGGTGAGCCCGGAAGCAATCCGTATAGCAAGCAATCACATACGATGGCGCATACAATCATATCTCAAGGCTTATCCAACTGCCCCGAGTTCTGGGGTACGGAAGTATCTCTATATTTTCCTAAAGTTTATGCTGGGACCACGGACTTAGTTGGCATGCATGGTAGCGACGAAGCTATCATGGACCACAAGCAGACTAACAAACCCAAGAAGCGTGAATGGATTGAGGACTATTTCTTGCAGCTAACAGCATATGCAAACGCTCACAATGAAGTCTATGGCACTAAGATTCGCAAGGGTGTAATCTTTATGTGCAGTGCCGACAATCAATATCAAGAGTTTATCGTAGAAGGTAATGAGTTTGATACTTGGTCAGACCGTTGGTGGAAGCGAGTAGAGGAATACTACACCAAGTTCCTCTAACCAAGCATAAATAAGTGTATTCAGTAGGTAAAGAATACACTTATGGCAATTATCCAAATTTCAAAGATTCAGCAACGTTCCGGTAATCTAGTTGACTTACCTCAACTAGACGAAGCAGAGTTTGGTTGGGCAAGTGACGCTAAGCGTCTCTTTATCGGTAAAACCACCCCCAACGAAAATATTGAAGTATTGACTTCATACTCTCAGATTAATTACAGCCAACTCAATGGTTCGGTTGGTAATTTAAATATCAGTAACGTTACGGTTGCTGATGGGCAAGTCTTAACATTTGACGGAAACAATTGGGTCAATCGCGGCGGCGATGCCGGCGGCTTGATCACATTAGGCGATGCATCTAATGTGAAGATTACGGGCGGCGCAATCGGTTATGTTCTTGAGACTGATGGTTTGGGTAATTTGTCTTGGACACCTAAATCAACTGTTATCGCTTTTATTCAGAACGTTACTACTGCTAATCCAGCTGTAGTCACTACCACGCAGGACAACTTCTTTACTGACGGCGCAGAAATCACAATCACAAATGCAGCAGGAATGACTGACCTAAATGGTAATACTTATTATGCTAATGTATTAACGTCTAATACTTTCTCACTGTACAGTGATCCTAGCTTAACTACCCCGGTAAATTCTATTGCATTTACTAATAACACATATTCTTATACTACTGCAACTTCCACATCTGCGTCAACTAATAGAGTTACAATAGGTAACTCAGCAGTATTCAATCTAAACCAAGAAGTTCTTTTCTTGGGAGATTTGAGTACTAGTGGACTAGAAAATAATGTTTCATACTACATTAAAGCTAAGCCTAGCGGAACAACGATTACTGTATCAGAAGAATTATTAGCAAATGGTGTAGCAGGAAATACTAAAGTTTTGACTACTGCTACTTTAACTGGAGCTAATGTGTATGCCTCGGGCGGACGAGCAATAGCCTCAGTATCATCAGGCGGCGGCGGTAGCGGTGCAGCAGGTTCAAACACTACAGTACAATTTAACAACAGTAATTTGTTAGATGGCGATGCCGACTTTACTTGGAACTTTGGAGCAAGTCCTAAGGTACTAGGCATTGTAGGCAATGCTAACGTTGGAAACTTGAATGCGTCAGGTATTGTAACTTCAACTCAGATGATATCAAACATTGCTACTGGCACAGCACCACTAACAGACACTTCTACTACTCGTGTAGCAAACTTAAATGTTTCATATGCCAACGTGTC